TTGGCGTTAATGCTGAGAAGGATTCTTCACGCGGACAACAAAATCGTAAGAAGAAAGGCACTAGCTCACTACGCATTGAGCGTTCAGTAGGTGGTACTTCCTCTGGCACTGGTACTAACATCCCAACAAAGTAGGAAACTATGACCTCTATTCGACAACGATATGAAAAGTTGGAGACAGAGCGTACCCCATTTCTAGATAGGGCAAGAGAATGCAGCAAGCTAACTCTCCCTACTCTAGTTCCTGACTCAGGACATAGTGCCAGTAGTAAATTCTATACGCCATTCCAAGGCATAGGTGCGCGTGGTGTAAACAACCTAGCATCTAAATTACTACTAGCATTGGTTCCACCTAACTCACCTTTCTTTCGCTTAACAGTGGATGACTTTAAGTTACAGGAACTCACCCAACAAGAGGGTGCAAGAGCAGAAGTGGAAGAAGCATTGTCCTCAATTGAACGCGCAGTGATGTCTGAGATTGAATCTAGCTCAGTACGCATTGCAACATTTGAAGCACTTAAACACCTGTTAGTTGCTGGTAATGTATTGCTATATCTCCCTGAAACTGAGGGTGGTATGCGTGTGTTCCACATGGACAGGTATGTAATCAAGCGTGACCCAATGGGGAATGCTTTAGAACTGATTACCAAAGAAGATATTTCTCCTGAAACATTAGCACCAGAACTACAAGCTTTGTGTGACATGGACCCACAAGAAGGCGATGTACATGGTTATGAATCAGTAGAGCTATACACTCGCATTGTCCGTGATGGGAAAAACTGGAAGGTTAACCAAGAGCTTAAAGGAAAGATGGTCCCTGATTCAGAAGGCACATACCCTTTAGATAAGACTCCTTGGATACCTTTAAGACTTTCTCGTATTGACGGAGAATCTTGGGGTCGTGGTTATGTTGAAGAATATCTAGGTGACCTTAAGTCACTAGAAACTTTAACCCAAGCCATCGTTGAAGGTTCTGCGGCATCAGCCAAAGTTCTATTCTTGGTCCGACCCAATGGCACAACCCGTGCGCGTGTTCTTGCTGAAGCCCCTAATGGAGCTATCCGTGAGGGTGATGCAAATGATGTAAGTACACTACAAGTTCAGAAGCAAGGCGACTTCCAGATTGCGTTCCAGACAGCACAGGAAATCAAAGAGCGTTTAGCTTACGCCTTCTTAATGAACTCATCAGTACAGCGCAACGCTGAACGTGTTACGGCTGAAGAAATCCGATACATGGCAGGAGAATTAGAGGATGCCCTAGGTGGTATCTACTCAATCCTGTCTCAGGAATTCCAGCTACCTTTAGTAAACCGATTACTTTTACAAATGCAGAAGCAGCGCAAAGTTCCTTCTCTTCCTAAAGGTATCGTCCAACCCACAATCACCACTGGCCTTGAAGCACTTGGTCGTGGACATGATTTAAATAAACTAGCAGCCATGTTGGAACAGCTTAGTCAGTTAGGCCCAGAAACATTAATGAAGTACATGAACATTGGAGATTATATCTCGCGTGTTGGTACATCATTAGGTATTGATATGAAGGGATTAATTAAATCTGATGAAGAAATACAACAAGAATCTGAACAAGCAATGATGCAACAAACTGGGCAGCAATTAGCACCCCAAGCATTTGATGCTGTTAAAGAACAGATGATGGCGCAACAAGGAAATGAAGAACAGTAATGGTAGAATCAGTCACAATTAAGCAAGAGCCACAACCTGAGTCCCAAGAGCATATTGATGCGATGGTAGCAAAGGCGGACAACGCTCAAAATGAACCTGTTCAGGAGAACCTAGAATCCACAACGGATGAACGGCCTGAATGGTTACCAGAAAAGTTCAAGACCCCTGAAGACTTAGCTAAATCTTATGCTGAGTTGGAGAAGAAGATGTCAGGAGGAACCGAGCAGGCTATCAACAAAGCTGAAGGTTCTGAAACTGAAATCCCCTCCAGCGAGGCAGCAGATGTAGTTGAAAATGCTGGGCTAAACTTTGATGCTATGCAAGAAGAGTATCAAGCTAATCAAGGTTTAACTGAAGCAACTTATGAGTCATTAGCCAAGTCAGGAATTCCAAAGGAAGTCGTGGACTCATACATCGCAGGTCAAGAGCAGCTAGCTACCTCACTAAGAACAACTATGTTTGACAGTGTTGGTGGTGAAGATGCTTATGGCACAATGATGGAATGGGCAAGTACGAACCTGACATCTAATGAAACACAAGCCTACAACGACACAATGAACAGTGGTAACTCTGACCAGATTCAGATGACTGTTCATGGTTTAAAGGCACGTTACACAGCCGCCAATGGTAGTGACCCTAAATTAATTAGCGGTGACACTACTTCTGCAAATGCAGGTGGACGCTTTGATAGCGTAGCCCAATTAACGGAAGCAATGAGGGACCCTAGGTACGCCAAGGATTCAGCATTCCGACAAAGTGTTCAGAATAAACTTTCAAATTCCTCAATTCTGTAACACTTTTATAAGTCCTCCTTTAGCCTCGCGGCAGGGAGGCATCCCCTTATTCCAAAAGCCCAAAGCTATTAATGACAAAGAAACTGTGCCTCTGCGGAGGGTAACGCTGTGGGAAGTTATTGAGTGCTGAAGCCTCAAGGAACAAAACAACTTGAAACTTCAATCCTCTTTACAAGGTATTAAAAAATGAGTAATGCAACTGTATCACGCATCGGACAAGTCAATGGCGCAAACGCCACTGATGCTTTATTTCTAAAATTATTCGCTGGTGAAGTAATCACTCAGTTTGAAGAAAAGAATATCATGATGGGCTTACATCAAGTCCGCACTATTAACAATGGCAAGTCAGCTTCTTTCCCTGTAATGGGTACTGCATCTGCAGCTTACCATTCTGTTGGTGAAGAAATCTTAGGTGGTTCTGTTAAACACGCTGAAAAGATTATCGCTGTCGACGATTTGCTGGTAGCACCCGCGTTCATTTCGAATATTGATGAGGCGAAAAACCACTACGATGTTCGCGCAACCTACACTTCTGAGTTAGGTAATGCATTGGCTAACACCTTTGATAAGAACGCTTTACGCATGGTAGTGCAAGCTGCCCGTGGTACTGAGACTATCACTGGTACTGGCAAAGCTGGCCTTCAGATTTCTAAGGCTAACTACACAACTACTGCCAACATCATCGCTGCTTTGTTTGAAGCTGCTGAAGAGATGGACAGCAAGGACATTCCTTCTGATGGTCGTGTAGCTGTTGTATCACCTGCAATCTATTACAAGATGGCACAAGACACCACAATCATGAACAAAGATTGGGGCGGTGCTGGTGTTTACGCTGATGCGAAAGTAATCCGTGTAGCAGGCATTGCAATTGTAATGTCTAACCACTTGCCAACTGGCGCACAGACTGCGACTACTGGTGAGAACAACACTTACCATGCAGACTTCACCAAGACCAAAGCTGTTGTATTCCATGCATCTGCTATCGGTACTGTTAAGTTGATGGACTTGGCACTTGAGTCTGAGTACGACATTCGTCGTCAAGGTACTTTGTTTGTTGCTAAGTACGCAATGGGTTCTGGCGTGTTACGTCCAGAATGTGCCATTGAATTAAAGCTTACATAAGCTAAAACATAAAGGGGAACTTCGGTTCCCTTTTTTTTAATATTTCAAAGGCCGCAATATGTCACTAGCACCTACGACTGAACTAGAAGCAGTCAACACAATGCTGAATACTATTGGTGAAGCTCCTGTAAACACGCTAGTCAATATGACTTCTGTGGATGCAAGTTCGGCTTTGTCAATTTTAAACTCAGTGAACCGCGAGGTTCAAAGCCAAGGGTGGTTCTTCAATACTGAATACAATTACCCATTAACTCTTAACCAAGATTCAGAACTGCCATTACCAGCCAACACACTATCAATGGATTCTACTACAGAGTCTGAAAAGCATGATGTTGTGCAGCGTGGTTTTAAAGCATACGACAGGCTAAATCATACATTCACTTTTACTGAGGCAGTCAAAGCTGACCTAGTAGTGCTATTAGATTTTGGTGACATACCAGAAGCAGCAAAGAACTACATCGTTCTTAGAGCATCTCGTATTTTCCAAGACAGAACACTAAGCTCAGACTCTTTGCATCAAATGAATCGTGAAGATGAATACTTAGCATTAACAACACTCCGCCTTAAGGAATCAGAGAATGCAGATTACAACATTCTTACAGGTAACTATTCCGTAAGCCGAATACTAACGAGGTAACACATGGGACTTGTAAGCAGTTCAATACCCAACCTAGCTAATGGTGTCTCGCAGCAGGCCTCTAGTGTCCGTCTTATGTCGCAAGGCCAAGAACAGATTAATGCCTTTAGCTCAATCATAAGTGGACTTAGAAAGCGTCCACCTACAGAACACATGGCTACCCTAATATCCAATGCTTCTGCTAGTGATAATTATTTTATACATACTATTAATAGAGATGTGACTGAGCGTTACTTGGTATTAGCAAACAATACGGGCCTCCGTATATTTGACTTTACAGGAACTGAGTTTACTGTGAACACCCCATCAGGATATGGATACCTTTCAACAGGTAATCCTCTTACTGATTTTAAAGCAGTTACTATTGCTGATTACACTTTCTTATTAAACAAAACTATAACCACTGCATCTATTCCCACTACTACAACAGCACCTTACCCTGATGGTGTTGTCCATGTTAGGCAAGGTAACTACGCTACAGACTACAAAGTCCTTATAGATGGTGTGGTGAAGGCTAGTTACACAACATCTTCTTCTGATGTAACAACATTAAAGACTAACGGAATTGCAACGAACCTAGGCAACCAGTTAGTCAACTCTTTAGGAAGTGCGTATACACTAACCCGTAAAGGAAACGCTATAAGAATTCAGCGTACAGATGGTTATGACTTTACTTTAACAACTGAAGATTCCTTCGGTAACAAAGCATTGATACCAGCTAAAGGTTCTATACAAAGATTCTCAGACTTACCAGCGCAAGCATTCGATGGGTTTCAAATTGAAATCATTGGTGAGAAGGCTTCAGACAGTGATAATTACTATGTTGAGTATGAACAGGGTGATGATGCTGTTGGTGTATGGAAAGAGACTGTTGGTATAGGCGCAGACAACACAATCAACCCTGTAACTATGCCGTGGAAACTTGTGCGTAATGCAGACACATCATTTACTTTTGAACCAAACACATGGGGAAGGCGATTAGCTGGAGATTTAATATCTGCTCCTGAACCTAGCTTTATTGGGCGCAAGCTTAATGATGTTTTCTTTCACAGAAACCGCTTTGGTGTGATTGCTGATGAGAATGTAATCTTTAGTCGCTCTGGTAAATACTTTGAATTTTACCCTGAGACTGTAACCACCTTGCTTGCAACAGACCCTATTGATGTGGCAGTTAGTCACACAAAGGTATCTATACTCAGACACGCTATTCCATTTAACGAGACATTGCTTCTGTTCTCTGACCAAACCCAGTTCACTTTAAGTGCTGGAGACTCATTGACTCCTGAAACTGTGTCCATAAATCAGACTACTGAATATGAATCTTCTTTACAAGCAGAGCCTGTTGGTGCTGGTGAGTATGTTTACTTCGCCACTAACAGAGAGGGCTTCACGGGTATTCGTGAGTTCTTCGTTCAAGCAGATACTGCAAGCAACATTGCTATTGATGCGACCCTCAATGTCCCTCGTTATATAAAAGGTAAAGCCACCTCAATGGTATCTAACACCAACGAGGATATGTTGTTTGTTCTGACTGATGGTACGTTCACAACGCCAACTTGCTATATCTATAAATACTTAAGACAGCAAGGTGAAGCACTGCAGATTTCTTGGTCCAAATGGGAATTCCCTAACTGTGACAAGATACTAAGTATAGGCACAATTGAGTCTACTGTTTACTGGGTGATGAAGCGTGGTTCGCTTATCACTTTAGAAAAGATGCAATTGCAAGAGTCACCTGAAGTTACTGCTACAGGTAAGATGGTCTATCTTGATGCGCTTCGTGCAGGAACTGATGAACTGACAAACCAAAGTGAAGTGTCTATTGATGGTGAAAGCTTTGTCGGCTATCCATACACAATGTCTTATACATTCTCTACTCAGTACAAACGCTCCCAAGGAATGGGTAACAGTCAACTTACTGATACTTCTGGCAGGCTACAGATGCGTAGCTTCAAGATACTCTACGAGAATACAGGACGCTTTACTGTGAACACATCTTCACAAGGAGCGACTAACTCTTATGAGTACACGGGAGAAGCTTTAGGTCTTCAAACATTAGGCCAAGTGTCTCTTGAATCTGGTGTGTTCCAGTTCCCTGTTCAATCTAAGAATGACCGATTAACCATCACAGTCAGTAATGCAACCCATTACCCATCTGCATTTCAATCAGCAGAATGGACAGGGTTCTACACCACTCTATCTAGGAGAATATAAATGGTAGCAAGCGTAAGGCTAGCAACAGTGAACGACTGTAATACGTTAGGTCCACGCTTGCGCGATGCCGATGTCCATGAGTTAAAAGTATCTGTGGGTTTAGAACCTATTGAGGCTTTGACTCAGGCCTTTAATAACTCTGATGCAGCATACGTTGCACTAGATGAGGGGGGTTTTCCTATACTAATGTTTGGGGTAGTTAATTCAAGCCAGGATTTTGTTGGAGTCCCGTGGATGCTAGGAAGTTCTGGCATCTATAAACACACTAGACAGCTTACGGCTGAATGCAAACACTGGTTAGAAGTAGTCCACAAAGACTACGACCTGCTATTTAATTATGTCCACTCAGAGAACCCGAAAGCAATACGCTGGCTACAATGGATGGGCTTTACTATGGTCCGTCTTATACCTTATGGGATAGGACAAGAACTCTTCTACGAATTTATAAAGGTCAAATAAAATGTGCTCTCCAATGATAGCATCAATGGCATCGTCTGCTCTTAAGTTTCAAGAGAAACAGCAACAGGCAGATGCTCAGAACAAAGCAGCGCGTGAAGATTACTTCCAGAAAGTACGCCAGACGCAGCTAGCTTCACTCCAAGAACAAACATCATTATCAGCTTCATTATTTGAAGACACTCTAGTTGCCAAGCAGAACGATGCTGCTATTTATGCAGGCCAAGAATTTCAAACTGGTTCAATAATTGGTGCGTTGTCTAGAAACCAAAGAGCAATTGAAGCTCGTAACGCACATAACATTCAGGATAACTATTCTATGAGTGTTCAGCAAAAGCAATACGAAATGCAAGGCTACCAAACACAATCAGATGGTCGCAGTGTGCAAGGGCCTAGTCCATTTGTTACTGGTCTAGAAATCTATGATGCTTACAACAAGAGTAATCCCTAATGGCTAGACAACAATTACAGGTAACTGCTCTGCGCCCACAAGCAAGAGCAATGGACACATATGTTCGTCCAGAAGTTCAAAAGAATGCAGACGCTATTGGTAAGCTTCTTCAGTCTATAGATAAAACAGACAATGACCGCGCTATGAAGAATGCAGAGATTAATGCAGTAACTGAAGCTATGGGCCAAGGCCCAGAAGACCTTCATAGCAGAGAAGGAATGAGTACACGGCCTGATGCAGTTGCCTACAGGTTTGAGCAACGTGGATTGAGATATGCCCTTGACTCATTACCAGAAATGGAATCTGCCTATCAGGAATTCCTTTTAGGTTCTAATGATATGGG